GACGTAATACTTTATCGTTACATATCCAAGCATTTACATTTACTTGCTCTGCATCCTTGAGTTCACGAGGGATTGTTACACCGTTATCTTCTAAGATCTCCGTATCTACGTAACCCCAGAACTCTAACACTTCGTAACGCTCTGGTGCATTAGTCATAGAAGAATGATCTTCCATGTCTTGCTCCCAGTACTTCTTCTCGTAGGACTCTCCTAGTTGAACAGCATCCTCAATAGACTCATTACGGAAGAATGGGCGAGTCTTTAGTCCACGCATCTGTGAACGTGTCATACGGTGGCGTTCTACTACATACTCTGCCTCATCCATGTTGTACGCATCTGGATCAGGGTAAAAGTTCCATATAGATACGTGACTAGTAGATGGTACAGTCTTAATGAGCGGATCGTAGTCACCCTCTTCGTCCCAGTTAGGGTACTCTTTATCTACTGCAAACGGGCCTTTCATGATACCTGTACCAAAGAGTGCCATCTCAAATGCTGTATGGCGTAGCTGCTTATTAGCACCACTCTCTTCTAGCTGATCGTGTATCTTCTTTTCCATCTTCTTAGCTGCAACCATAGCAGGATGGAACGTAACTGTACTTTGTGAAGTACCCGGCCCTTCAATAACTTTATCGCCCAGCGCAGCCAGACGATCTTCTAGTGGACCTAAGCGCTCCATGCGGTCAAACATAGTTTCACCCGGCTTTAGCTTCTCATCAGGGTCAAACAAGAAAGATACCTTAGGGGGTTCACCAAAAGCTTGAGATAGTTCCTGTTGACCTGCTTCTGCGTTAGGATCAATATTAATGTGTACGGACTCAGCTACACCATCAGGCAACGTTGTAGGATTAACTGTAAGAGGGAAACGTGAGCTACCAAAGAGTACGTCTACGATCTGCCCATAAGCTGCAAGCGTCTTAGTCTTAGTAACCTTGACGAACACACGAGACTTCTCAGTTTCAGTGAACTGTACGTCTGACCCGTAGATACCACGGTAGTTGCGATAGGAGCGCAGCCATCTAGTCTCATCTGTCTGGCGAGCATCTTCTGCTCTCTTGAAGCGTTCCTTAACGTAACCTACAACACTAGATGCATCTAGCTCATCACCATCTTGAACAACAGACACGTTATCTGTTTCAAACAGTTCACCTTGATCGTTTTCGTCTATAGCCATGCTTAATATCCAAAGGTTGAATCAGAAGCTTGAAAGCCGCTGCGTTGTGTTGCCGGGTTAAAATCCCATAAAGAACTACGTGGTCTAGTCATTATACCATACCTCAAAGCGTCATACAAGTGGTCTTCTGCATTTGTATCAACGTCTTCGTGGTTTTTCTTATCTAGCGGTATGCTAGGAAGCTGAGCTATTGTATTAGTACAAGTAGAAAAGAACACAAGTCTTGGCTCTTCTGTAAACTCATCTACTTGCAAACGGCGGTGAAGCTCATTCTTACCTGCCACCCTAGAGCCTCGTGATCTATCAGAAGGACGCCAACGGCAACCCTTATGGTTCATCTGCTCTGCCAAAGAAGGGCCGCTGTCTCCTCGCTTATGCCACAGGGAGCTATCTAACACACCGTATCTTATTGGGCCATCCTCATACTCAGTTTCTAGAATAAGATCTGCTAAATCAGTAGCTGTAACTTTAGAACAATAGAGTTCTCTATATACAACGAGTTGTTCAGAGGGAGAAACAGCAAACCAGACAACTCCTGTAAAGCTCCCATAGCCGTAGTCGCAAGCTCTAAACTTAGTCCAGCTTCTTGGTATAGCATAAGGCTCAACTACATGTACCTTTCGGTTAAACTCAGGGAATGCTGCACCTTCGTTAATATCCCAGTTACCTTCAAGTAACTGCTTACGTTGATGCTCAGGTAACGATAGAAGCATTGCTTCGTAGTCACCACTCTCCGCTAAGTACGGGTTATCAAATAGACTGGCAGGTATGAACCTACGTTTAAACAGGGGTTGTCCAGCTTTACTATGCCCTGATGGGAACTTCAATACCTCACCAGTCTCTATGTCCGTTGCCCAGAACGCCTTATTAGGTGACGATGGGTCAATGAACATTTTCTTTACCCAAGCATGTCCGACACCGCCGGGGTTCGTTGTAGCTCGCATGTACAAACCTAAGTCCTTGTTTGCACTACGTAATCGTGACCTCATGTAGTTCCAAGCGAAGGGTGACTGCCATTGCGTCAACTCATCAAATGCTACATAGTTAAACGCCTGTCCTTGGTAGCGCATAACGTCTGTGTCTCTATCCAAGTACGACATCCACAATGTGCCGCCTCTTGGTGTAGTCCATTGGCTCTTACGCTCAGACCACTTAATCCCCGGTATAGCTTTAGGGTACAACTCTTGGCTTTTCTGTATAAGCTCTCTGAGTTCCTCTGTAGTGTGTCGTACAAGTAGACCACTGAAGTCCGGGTTGTTCATGTTACGTAAAGGGTCAGCTAATGTAGCGTAACTCTTACCGCCACCCGCTGCTCCACCGTATAGTACTTCACGTTCACCTGAAGCTAAATACTCTGTCTGTGGACCGGGGTTAGGCTGGAATACTATGTCTTGTGCAGCAGGGACGTTATACTCAGGTGCTACAGGTGTAGCTGGTACTACCTCAGGCTTACTGGGTTTCTTCTCTGCTGTAGTAGCCAAGCCTTTCTTTTTCGAGGATTTCGATTTGACGTAGCGTCTTTTCGAGCCGCTTGGCAAAGTTGCGTTTGATTGCAGCAAGTCTTTTTCGTTTGCTTTCGACATCTATTCTCTTCTTTAACCCCATATGAGAGATCTCTCTACCAGACTGTGTAGTTAGCCAAGCAGCTACTTTGCGGTAACTATAACTCTTTAGATGTTTCTTTGCAAGCTCTAATAGTTCTAATTCTTTAGGTATAGGTAAAAGCCATTCATCATCCTGCGGGTCTACCTCATAACCAAAAGGTATGTACATACTAGATCGAGGTATCCTCTCCCACACTTTAACTTTCATAGGTGCTTTGGGTAGCATCCAATACTGAAACGGTAAAGGTCTTTGTTTAGCTGCAAATCTTTTACTAGTCATCACTATTCTTAGGAGGTAAGATAAACAAACCACCAGAAGACTCCACAGATACTTTCTCAGTTTTAACTACACCAGCACGATCTAAGATCTGACCTGCTGCCATCATCTTCTCTTTAATGCCTAGCTGGGTAGGATCGTCCAAAGCACTGGCATATGCAACTGCAGCCTTAGGGCCAACTCTTGACATATACGTTTTAGTTGCATCAAATATCTCATCTTTTAAAGACTCAACAATAGCTGCAGTTGATGAACCCTCATTGTAACCTGCTAGTTTCTTAGCACGTACAACATCACCACCTGCTTCTTCAAAAAGAACTTCAAGAAACTTAGCTTGGTTTTCTGTAAGATTACGCTTCATGTTATTTTTTAGCTTTCTTTTTTACAGGGCCACCTTTGTTCATTTGTCTTTTTTTACTAACAGCAGATAATGCACCTTTATTTATTTGATTAGCTGTACCATCAACTTTAAACATACCACCGCCACCACTAACACGTTTTACCTCTTTAATACTTACTCTAGGTTGAGGCATATCATAATCTAAACCTCTTGCCGCATTAGCTTTAGCTTTAGAAATTTTATCACTCTTTTTTGCTATTTTACGTGCTTCATCTACATTAGATGCAGTTACCTTTACAGGTGTACTAACATAACCAGAAGGGGCATACTTAACTGCACCTGATTTAGGATTACGTTTACTAGGAACACGTATCTGAAACTTTACTTCATACTCTGCCATACTATTTAGCCTTTCTATGTGGTTTTACTTTGGCTGCAACTTTTTTAGGTTGAGCCACATGCTGCTTACCCTTAGCAGTGCCTTTTCGCTTTGCTCGTGTGGTAGCGGCATACTCAGAAGAACTAAGAGACTTAATAGCCTTCTCAGGTAAGTACCTCTCTCCTGTAGCCTTAGAGCCTTGCGTCGATGGCTTACCACTCTTGGTTCTCCACTTCTGCTTAGTCCAAGACTTCAAGCTCTTCTGAGATTTCGCTAAAGCCATACTAGCAACACTCACATCCGCATGTACATCTACGTCCGATTACAGCACGTAACAACCTAGTCACGTACCGCTTTATCTTAGCTACCACTGTAGAACTAGAGATATTCATTTATAGCCTCCACCTTTAGCTTTGTATTGCTTTGCAACCATCTGGGCTTTCCGGGCGCTCCATTGTCCGGGCTTTCCACCTTTCCCGCCAGCTTTGACGGAAGCAACGAGGCGTTTACGCATAGCAGGCTTAGTATAATTACCCGCTGCATTAACTGTAGACTTTTTGGTAGACTTCGCCACGGCTTATCCCTATATCGTGCAGTTCCTTATCACTCATATTCATGAGTATCCAGTAATCTGCTCTGCGTTGTTGGTGTTGTTGAATACGGGTTAGTAAGTTCTTAAACATTTGCACTATCTCCTTTTTGTATGTGCGTGGAGATAGTTATACATATTTTATGTTAGCGTACTACAGACAATATTGCAACCCCGTTATGCACTCCTATTGGGGTCAAAGTACTCTTCTACTGATACAAGCACTTCCGTAGTGTTAGCTGTCTCACCATATACAGCTATCTTATCACCTGCATGCAAGTTAAAGAACCCGCCATTCACTAAGTTAGCTACAGAGTGACCTGACATACTAAGTCCGTTAGCTATGTAATGATACTCGTTATCATCAGCATGGTAGAACTGTACGTAAACTTTCTTAGTTGAATTAGAACTATTACTTAAGTGTAAGTACCTAGCTATAGCACTGAAGTTAGCAGGACACGTATATACTACTGTAGCACTAGCATCCGCTGATGTAGATGCAATAGTGTAACCTTGCGTGTGAAACTTAGACTTAGTTAAGTCAGGCATTTACTTTGAAGCCCCACTCTGCGTAGCTTTCATAGATGCACCACAGTTAGCGTATCCAGTCTTGCCACCCTTAGCGTAACCCTTCTTAACTTTACCACCATACATCATAGCTTGCTTAGGCTGCTGCTGCATCATGCCTTGTGGGTTAGGCATAGATGTAGGCTGTTGCTGCATCATCATACCTGTGTTTTTATCAACAGGACCACCCATGTTCATGTAGCCCATCTTATTACGGACATCTTTAGGTAACTTCTTTACACCCTTCTGAGAAGCGCTGGGCTTCTTCAATGAGCCGCCCATGTTGTAGCCTTTAGCTTTCTTCATAGGCTTACCTGTCTTCTTAGCTTCAGCCTTAGCTGCTGCCTTACCTTTAGCTGTGTACGGGTATTCTTTCTTTCCGACCATTGGCATAGTGTTGCTCCCTATCTATGCTATTATAAAGTTAACTATCTGACCGTCAGGCTTACGTAGCTTATTCGGATCAGGGTTATAGGCGTACATTTGATTAACTAACTTCAAGTCTTCTACAGGTGTATCAGGTGTGATTACTTTAGATTCACTCTTGTGTTCAACGTTAGCTTTGTATGACCTGTCTTTGTCTTGACTCTCAAACACTGTATTAACGTGCGTCTGAAAAGGCATACTAGGTAAAGGCATATGAGATATAAGAGTCACTCTACTGCAGGCTCCCTTGTTCCGAAAGATCTCTGATAAGTCATATCTTCAGAGTATTCTTCAGCCCATCTATTCTCAGTGAATGTAGCGAACTGTATCAAAGCCTCTAAGTCTATATCCATAGAGTTCATGTAAGTCTTCATATCTACAACATCCTGCTGTAGTACCTCAATAGTGTGTGCCTGTTTAGACACCCACCACACAGCAGCTACAAGCTGTACAGCCATAGCTACTACAAGGGCTAAAGGGAGCTTGAGATCAGACATGCACTACCACTTCACTTTGTCTGCCCAGTATGCTGCGCTAAGCTTTCCTTTAGAAATATTCTTAGCATGGCGAGCCTTAAAAGACTCCTTACGTGCTTTTTCTCCTGCTGACTTAGGGTTTTTACCGGCACCGCTAACTCCTTGCTGACCAAAACGTATAGTCTTAATAGTGTCACCATCTTTAGCTACTACTACGTGAGACTTCGTAGGGTGCTTAGGGGTACGCTTAGGCTTATTAAAACCAGATACACCTGCACGTTCTAATCTAGAGTCTCTACTCATAAGCTACTTACCTTTAGTGTATGCTTCTTTGCCGTAAAAGGCTGCTACTATAGCTGCAACCGATACAAAATACGTAGGAGCCATGCTACCTAATGTCTTACTTGCTTGGTCTAACTGCATAAGAGAAGCTAACAAGATAGCAAACGGGTATAAAAGCATACCAAACAAAGCAAACCAAGCCATGTTTCGCTGGGCGTCCTCTTTCTTGTCCTCATTCTCAAAGCGTACCTTACGCTCGAATAGCTCTATCTCTTTGTCAGTTACTACACCATCACCATCTAAGTCAGCTTCTGCCCACAAGGAGTTGTCTTCTAGCTGCTTGGTCATGATAACTATCCATAATCACGTATTCGGTCAGGGTCAAGGACTTCATAGCGAGTTAAGTGGCCCTCTAAATACATAGCTCTCTCAACGTGATCTAAAGTGTACCATTCACCAGTCTTATCGAAGATAGCTGTACGGACATAGAAAACATCACTCTTAGGAATGTGAACTTTCTGCATAGCACGAGCATTATCAGAGGCTAACGCTTCGTAAAAGTCCTCTATAACACTCTCACTTGCATATAGTTGTACTGGTTTCGTAGGCATTGTCAAGCTTTATTTAGTTAGCACAAGGGTAAAAAGTGCTATAACTACAAGTTTAACTACAGATAAAAGGGAGACACAAGGTTGTAGAAGCTTTGTAGCTATAGCACAAGGTGTGAGTACGGTTATTATTATTGTTATAACTCACATAGTGTTAGAAGAATAGCACAAATATAGAGTTGTGTCAAGAGAAATGTTAACTTGCTATAGTTAAACTATATAGTTGTAACTATTTTTTGTTGAAACAGTTTAGATTGTTTACATATGTATGTTGTAACTATATAGTTTAACTATACCTAAGTCCAAACTTTGATAAAAGCTAACATTTATTCTTGTTGTAACTTTATAGTTTAACTATAGGCTGCTACTGCTACGCAGTTTTACACAAAAAACACCCTATGTCAAGCCCCTATTCGGTATAGCTATGTAGTATTCTTGTAGTTTTCTGTGGAGTTGGCGTGTGTAGTGTTTCGTATAGGAAACTTTTGTACACTATAGGGGTCCTTTTGAAAAGCCCGTGTGTTGCAGGGTGTATATATACTAACGCCATACCCCCGTGTGGCCCTCGCCCACCCCCTAGAAGAACATAAGGTGAACAAAAGCTGCACGAATCAGGAACACCAATGCTTTTCTTTGTAGTAATTCTATTTTTGTCTATCTCTCTAGGTGTAACTTATTGTTTTTATTACATATCTAGACTGATGCTCTCTCTGTCTTAGCTAAAAAAAGCTGACCTTTTGGTCAAAGTTTTACCGGATGGTCAAAAACAGAATAGGGATGCACAACCCTCTCTCTTATTGTTATACTATAACACAGCCCTTGAAATGTTATACTGTAACACCCTACCCCCATGTCAAACCTGCAGCATACACCCTATAGTTGTACAATCCTTACAGCACAACCTTAGGTAGAGCTTTATATAGTATAATGAGTAGCAAGCTTTGAAGCTTGGCTTGTCCTAAGTCCAACCATATGTAAGCTATTGATTTTAAACGATAACCAAAATTAATTCAGTAAAATGCAAAATAACTATTGCAATATGTAAAAACTCATGTCTTAACTTGTAGCAAGCAAAACGAAAGGGAAACACAGATGGAAACGATAGACACAATTCACTTGGACGAGTTAGGCGAAGTTCAAGATTACCTAAAAGCAAAAGCTGAAGAGTTTGGTTTTGACGAATACACTTGGATGGAAGCTTGGCAAAACGCAGAACAAACCGCACTAGAAACAAATAACTTCGAGAGACATATCAAAGAAGGTTTCACTTGGATTGAAATATTTAAACAAGTAGCTTTTGATTCTTTGGTAGGTTTAAGATAAAGCTTGACTGTCTTTGATAGCATCGCTAACGTGGTGCTATGATGGAAAGTCAAACGCAAAGAGTAGCTTCGTGCCTTGATCCTTTGCCTTGTCCTTTACAAGCTCGCAGGTGTTAGCAAGTCCTGCATAGGTGAGACATATGAGCCACCAAAACTAAAAAGACTAGAACTAAAAAAACTACTTGACTAACAAACTAAAATAAACAAGACTGAATGAAAGAACGAAGATAAGCGCAACATAAAGACAAGCGCACAAGACAAGTTAGGATCACTTGAATATAAGCATGGGCCGCACCGACAGGGGGCAGAACGGTAAAACACATCAGTCCGTCACTAGGTCTGCTGGATGTCTTTTGTCTGGATACAGCCGAGCTAATTTAGGCCAACCTAAACTTACGCTTGACGTATGGGCTTGGCTGTGTCTTACTGAATACATCTTAAACCAAAAGAGGTAACACTATGACTAAGATAGATACGCTTGGAATGTTTCACACGCCTAAAGACATGCGTGAACTAGAAGCATGGATAAACAAAGCCCGTGATCCTATGGTATTGACAGGTGCAATGATGATGTATAATCTCATGGCTACGATACATAATGACATGATAGATCAAGAGGTGACACATGACGTATAAACTATTAGGTGTTGGCACTAACGCTAAGACTATCAAGGGTGATGGTGACGAGTATCTCACTGCTATTCTATACATGACACCATACAAAGTGATGGTTGATGGCAAGCTATTCAATTCGTGTAGTATGGCTGCTATGGCTTCGTGCATTGACGGTTGCTTGTACACTGCAGGGCGTGGTGCCTTCAATAATGTACAAACTGCTAGGCAACGTAAAGCTGAGTGGTTCTATCGTGATCGTGATAGCTTCATGGCTCAGCTTGTGATTGATGTTGCTAAGTTTGCTAACTATTGCCGCAAGCGTGACATACAACCATGTATTAGACTGAATGGCACGACTGACATACGTTGGGAACTTATCTTGATTGACGGTAAGAATATCTTTGAGTTATTCCCTGACGTCCAGTGGTATGATTACACTAAGATACCTAACCGCAAAGTATCACACTTGGCTAACTATCACTTGACTTGGAGCTATTCCGCTGCTAACCCTAAGTACGAACAATACTTTGATGATGTAATTCGCAACGGCATGTCTGTTGCTGTAGTATTCCGCAAGCCTATCAATCTTAAGACTTGGCGTGGATACAAGGTTGTTGATGGTGACAAGGATGATCTACGCTTCCTAGATCCTAAGCAATCAATCGTGGCATTGTATGCCAAAGGCAGAGCTAAGAAAGACCAAAGCGGCTTTGTCGTAGACCTCTAAACCTTAACCTTATAGAAAGACTAGACCCATGACAAACAAACTAAAAGTGACTATAGAATCCGTATCACCTGACTATGCTCAGATCTTATTGGACAACCACAACACCAATAATTATCGCAAGGTCAGTGAGAACAATGTAACTAACTATGCCAACCTTATGAAGCAAGGCCAATGGCTGACTGAGGCGTGTACTATCGTGATAGATAATCAAGGTGTACTCACTAACGGGCAACACCGATTGCTTGCTGTACTTAAAGCCGGGACTGCCATTGATATGATTATTGTGCGCAATGCTGACCCACGTAGTCGCTACGTTATTGATGATCACATGCCTAGACGTATGAAAGATCACGTAGGCTGCGAAGCTTATCATATTACTATGATCAACACATTCCTGAGGGCAGAGAGTTTGCACACTAACCCTAAGTACTGCAAGAACGTAGACTTCTATAGCAACCACGTAAACGGATTGATGGGTGAGCTAGTGACTGCCTTTCATTCTATCTTTACCCGTACTGATTCGCCCTTCACTAGCTACGGCATGAGGGCGGCTATCATTATGGCTGTACTCAATGAAGAGATAACCAAAGATGAAGCCCTGTCTATCTTTGAAAAGATGTGTGTCTTCCGTAAGTACAAGAACAAAAAGGGTGACTACATCCACGCCTATCAGTCTAGCACTAGATCATCTGTGCAAGCTACACTCCCTAAGCTTATGTCTAAGCTAGTTGATAAGCTTGACGCTGATGTGTTACCGTTCTACACTGGTATCGCTTCTAGATGGGCAGAAGAAAACTATTCTACTGCACGAGATAAAGCACAAAAATTAATGCTTGCATCTTATCAAGCTCTGTGCAAGGGTAGTCGTGACAGCAGCACATTCAAGGGTGCTGTATCTAACCAAGTGTGCAAAGCGCTTGGCATATAAACTGAACTCTAACAAGGAGACTAAGACTATGTTTTACTGTATCGCAACCAAGCCTCTTAATGATCGCACCAATGGGTTCCGCTTCAACATGCTAGGACTCAAAGGTTTAACACGTAAGCGCAAGCATGCAAGCCGTGGCTACAAGCTAGACTTTGGTAACTGCATGACTGCCATTCACTTAGGTAAGCGTACCATCTACATTGAGCGCAAGCCTAACCGTAACAGTGAGCGCCGTGTGCGTCACTTTGCAGGGTAACTAACATGCCAAGCACACCAGAAAACAAACGTCTGCAGAGACTACACAAAGAGTACGGCATAGATCAGACTTGGATAGATGCAGCACTCAAGCTTCAAGATAACTGTTGCGCTGGGTGTAAGCGTTCATTCGATACGCTACCTCGCTATGTAGTAGATCACAAGCACGATACAAGTGTTAAGATTGTTAGGTGTTTGCTTTGTGATGAATGCAATGGTGCGCTTGGTACACTTGAAAAGTTACGCAAAGATATGGATAGATTTGAAAGACTGACTTGTATTGCTGACATGTACGTGCACTATGAGACAATCTATCCTAGTCATAACGAATAGAGGACTGGTCATCCTCTAGAGAGCAGCACTAGTATTTATTTGGTTTGACTAGTGCTGATCCCCCCAGCGAGAGCTAACACTATATACTAATCTTGCTGGGGGTACTAATCCCCCTATACTAGTAACGATAAGCATAAGGAGCTAACACTAAGATGAAACTTACAATCAACGCTAAAGCTTTCCCTGACGTAGACCCTGAGCTACTACAAGAAATGCTTGGAGTACTACCATACTGGGTACGTGAGTACAACATACTAGGCACAAACATGGACATCGTAGACTTCATGACTGAACGCTATGGCTTTGGTAGCTTGTACCAATTCAAAGGTGACGTACAAGAAGATGGTACGTATAGCTATCCAGAAGATCCTGACATGCCTTACGTAGGTAAGATGAACACACCCAACGGTAACGTGTACTTCTATCAGTACGCTATGCTTGCACTGCCTCTGCCTGATGGTGAGTACTTCGTAACACGGATGGACTAAGCTAATGAAACATGTATATCGTGTAGAGTTCTACGACAAGAACACTAAAGAGTTGGTGTGTTATTATAGCACCAGTAATTTAAATCAAGCTAGACAGATGGAGAATGCCCCTTTACAAAATGCACAAGTTAAGGTTTATCATACTGATGGACACAGAGTTTAACACAGGAAGGAAGTACAATGATTATTGAAGACCAAACAGTAGAAGTAAAAGTGTGGGATCATAACGATGCGGTGATCTTTGTATATGAAAACATACACGAGAAGACAGATGAAGTACATGAGTCAGGCGTTCCTGTTTGGCGCAGCTATAAGCAAGTAGTCACAGCTATACCAGTAAACTTTACTTATTCTGATAGTTTATCTGATGATGATAAGCTAGAGAAGGTACGCAAGGTAGCTGATGCATTGACTGAATTGTACGCCTACGAAGATGGTTACGAGATGGGCGTGTCTTACTACATCAACCATGACCAATTTGTTAACTGCTAGTAAGGAGTACAAGCATGGACAAAGTAGTATGCGTACACTACGTAATAGAAAGACTTAAAGATATTGTAGCGTCTGACTTCCCACAGAACGGGGCTAGTGAATTACTACGTGAGATGTACCACAACTTAGGTGTTGATGCACACAACGATTACATAGAGCGAGACTAACATGAACGATCTACTTGTACCACTACACAACTACCACCACAAACTCATCCGTGATATTGATGATGCTGAATGGATGTCAGACTTTGAGAGAGCCGACATGCTTAAGCGTGAAGAGGAAGACGTTAAGTCTATGTTATTAGATGGTGAGGTGTGGATGCCACTATGGTAGCAGGGTCACAGCTAGTAATACCCTTCTTAGTTATCTATATTGGTGGCTTCATATACTTTCTAATGAGAGGCAACGGAGATGGCGAATGATCCGCACGATGACTGGTCTGACACAGAACGACTTGAAGGCTTACGTAAAGAGAGTGCTAACCGCCCTAAGCGTACTACTAAACGTGGTACTGGGCGGGAGCAACAACCAGACATTCTCAGCCCGGAACTGGGAGTGGAGAAAACAAAAGAAGTTAAACGCAGTAAAGATGATTGACTTTGTGATGGGAAAGGAGCACTGTTTAGAATGCTGGATCTATTGGAAGGTAAGAAGAAAATGGTAAAGCGTTTGAAGTCTAGCTCTACTATAGCTGACGTAGCTCACGAGTACCTGAACAGCAAATCTTTTGCTAGGCTCAAGGGTAACTCACAGAAGGAGTACATACAATGCATAGCTATAGCTATGGCTACACTGACGCACACAGGTAAGACAGTAGGTGAGACTAAGCTAAGCTTCTTTGGTAACAACCACGCCAACTATGCTTATGAGCAGTGGCTGGATAGAGGTGTAAGCAGAGCTAACAAGATCTCTGCTATACTTTCTATTGTGTTCAACAGAGCAATCACTATGGACATACTTAATCGCAATCCTATCAAGGGTATCAAGCGTGTACCTAACAAGCAGCGCAAGGTTATGTGGACACAAGATCAGGTATTCACATTCTTAGACACAGCCTACAGCCAGAACAAGTGGCGCTCTATAGGCTTGATAGTACAAATGGCTTACGAGTGGGGGCAACGTATAGGTGACATGCGCTTGCTTACGTGGGATAAGATAGACTTAGACAACAGACGTATGGACATTGAGCAAAGCAAGCGTAGTGCTGACGTACACTTACCTATCAGTGAGCCGTTATTCCACGTACTACATCAGCAAAAGGAAGCCTATGGGTTTCAACCTTACGTAGCACCACAGATGCAACCTAGTGATGGAGCATACAAACCATACAAAAAGGAGAACCTATTCAGTTATGTCAATGACATCAAGGAAGCTGCTGGTCTACCAGATGAGTTAACAGCTATGGACATGCGCCGTACTGCTATAACTGAGATGGTTGAGGCAGGGGTTGACATTACCCAGATCAAGCAGGTAAGTGGACACAAGAGTATCAACTCTCTTACCCCGTACATCAAGCACACATTCAGTGGTGCATCTAATGCATTAGCCCAGCGCCAAGCTTACAAGGATAACAATGATGAATAACATTAGAGCATTCTTAGATAGCTTAGACTTAGCTGACCAGCAAAGCAGGCGCATGAACTGCCCTAGCTGTCACTCAAAGAATACATTCAGTGCTTTGAATGATGGTGGGTCTATCGTGTACAACTGCTTCAAGCTTAACTGCTCACTGACTGGGGCGTACCATACAGGTATGACAGCCCAAGAGATACGCCTACGCCTAGCTAAGGTAGCTAAGCCTGAGCCTACTGACCCGGAGACTATGACTATACCTGAGTATGTAGTACAACCTAAGCACGAGCATGAGTTATTCTGGAAGTACATAGACAGATGGGAGATACCTAGTGACACTCTAATGTATGACGTTAAAGATAAGCGTGTAGTGTTCCCTATATTCTACAAGGGTAGGATGATTGATGCTATCGGTAGATCCCTAGCAGATAAACAACCTAAGTGGTTACGATACACAGGGGTAGCTGACTACTACGTAGTGGGTAGCAGTAAGACTATCGTACTAGTAGAAGATACCCTTTCGGCTATGATAGCTACTCAATTAGTAGAGGGTCTATCTGCTATGGCTATACTAGGTACTAGCCTGACGGATAAACACATGGCTAAATTGGG